AGTACTAATTTTGAACCAAATGTAACTGAGTTTGTTGAAGAAGCTTTTGAAAGGTGTGGGCTAGAGCTTAGAACAGGTTATGATCTTAAAACAGCAAAAAGATCTATAAATCTTATGTTAGCTGAATGGGCAAACAGAGGACTTAATCAGTGGACTATAGAACAAGCAACTCAAACTGTAACTAAAGGCACTAATCAATATACTTTAGATTCCAACATTATTGACATATTAGACTGCTCATTAAGAAGAGACACTGACGGAACTAATCTTGATCTGCAAATGACAAAAATTAGCAGAAGTGAATTTTTAAATATTCCAACTAAATCTACTCAAGCTAGACCTAATCAATTTTTTTTAGATAAACAGCTTAGTCCTGTTTTGAATATATGGCCAACACCAGAAAACAATACTGATGTATTAGTATTTAATAAGTTAGTGAGAATGGACGATGCTGATACGGCTACCAACACTATGGACATGCCGTTTAGATTTTATCCTTGTTTTGCAGCAGGTCTTGCTTATTACATAGCTATTAAAAAAGCACCAGATAGAGTAGTTATGTTAAAACAAATGTATGAAGATGAGTTTGAAAGAGCTATGTCTCAAGACGAAGATACCGCCTCTTTTAGAATATCGCCTTACTTAAGAAACGGATACTAATATGGCATACGCTAGTGGTAAATACGCAATAGCTGTTTGTGATAGGTGTGGATTTGAATACAAATTATCTCAACTAAAAGAAGAATGGAATGGAGCAAAAACTTGTAGAGATTGTTTTGATCCTAAACATCCACAACTAGAGCCATTACCACATGTATCTGATCCTGAAGCTTTATATAAACCAAGGCCTAACACTGATGTTGGTGTTGGAGAAGGATTTGTTGTTGTTACATATACAGATATTAAAAAGGGTAATTGCATGGATCCAAATATTATTGGATCAAATTTTAAAGTAGATGGAATAACAGGTTCAGTTGGTTCTCCATCAATTACTACCACTGAAGTAACACCAACACCTACTGCTGAGCCAACAGGAGTTAGTGCAACAGCAAGCTTAGGATCAGTCACTGTATCAGCATCTTCCACTACACTTTATGCAGTAACAGTGGCAGAATATTCAGGTGCTAATTATTTTTATATCGATGGGGTTAGAGCTCCTACGCTAAGCTTAACAGAAGGTAGAACTTATCAATTCGGTCAATCTGATAGTAGTAATGCTACACATCCTTTAAGAATATCTACAACCTCTAATGGCACGCACGCTGGTGGATCAGAATATACAACTGGGGTAACAACTTATGGCACTCCAGGCAGTGGCGGTGCTTACACTGAAATAACAGTTGCCTCAGGTGCTCCAACACTTTATTATTACTGTAGTAATCACTCAGGTATGGGTGGACAATTAAATACTTAATATGACATTAACAGAACTAAAAACTTTAATACAAAACTATACTCAGAACACAGAAACTACATTTGTATCTACATTAGATGACTTTATTAAAAATACTGAAGAAAGAATATTTGAATTAGTGCAGTTTGATTTTTTTCGTAAAAATGTAACAGGTTCATTAACAGCAGAGAATACTTATCTTACAACACCTTCAGATTATCAAACAAGTTTTTCTTTAGCGGTTATAGACAGCAATGGAGATTATCATTACTTAGATAAAAAACATCCATCATTTATGCGTGAATACTCGGTTGATCCAACAGATTCAACTTTAAGAGGTCTACCAAAGTATTATGGAGATTTTGATAAAGAACTATCTACAGCTACCAACAATGGTTCCACGCTTATAGTAAGTCCAGTGCCAGATCAAAATTACGATGTGGAATTACATTATCTTTATAAACCAAACTCCTTAGTTACAGACACTACAGGCACTTGGCTATCCAGCAATGCACGTAATGCCTTGTTATACGGTAGTTTGGTTGAAGCCTACATATTTATGAAAGGTGAAAATGATTTATTGCAGCAATACGAGCAACGCTTTGCAAGTGAAATAAATAGATTAAAAAATCTTGCAGAAGCTCGAGGAAGGAGAGATGAATACCGTTACGATTCTTTAAGGACAACGGTATCGTAAAAAATACATGGAAAAAATTAAAAGTCTGAGAGGTAGATCAGTTGCCATTGTTGGCATGGGTAAAAGCTGGTTTGATTACAACATGGCAAAATCACACGGAGTTCATTTTGATGAAGTGTGGGCAATAAACGGTGTAGGCACAGTAGTTTATCACGATAGAGTATTCATGATGGATCCTGCATCAAGATTCTTAGAAACAGATGATGCAGGTGGTCAAACTAAAGGTATGGCTAAAATGTTGCAAGAACATAAAGGCCCTATATATACGTGCGAATTAGATGAACGTTGTCCGGGATTGGTTGAATATCCATTAAAAGAGGTTATAGAATACTCAAATTGTCACTATCTAAATAATACGATTGCATACGCAGTAGCTTTTGCTTATTGGAACGAAGTAGCTAATATTAAAATGTTTGGTATAGATTTTAGTTATAAAGGCAATTTACATTTTGCAGAGGCAGGTAGAGGATGTGTAGAATTTTGGCTAAGTAAATGTATATCATCAGGTATAGAAGTAGAAGTTGCACATAGTTCAAGCTTACTAGATACAAATGTATCATCGGAACAAAAACTGTATGGATACCACAGACTTAAAAATCCCTATATCATATTAGCTGGAGAAGATGGTATAAAACTAGAAAGAATTAATAATTTAGATATTGTTGAAAAAAATCAAGAACCTGTATTAGTAGATAGAACTGACTCACACCTAGAAAATGAAAATATAAAAAGTGTTGGTGGCGATGATATATTAAGACCAGTAGAACCAAAAAAATGGTAGATAAAATTACTCCAGCAGGAATGCCTGGACTAGGCATCATAGAGGCTAAAACAAGTAACCATGGTGGTCATCCTCCTGAGTTTTGGGCAGAAAGATTAACAGAAAAAATAGTTAGCACAAGCGAAAGTGAAGATCCATATATTAAAGAACAAGCTAGAGCTTATAAAGAACTAATTTATAAGGTTTGTTTGATTTATATAAAAAATGCGTTAAAATCCTATAAAGCTACTTTGATACAAGACTTCATAAAACAAGGAGACACAGAGTTAGCAGATATAATTAAAAGGATTTAATATGGCTATTACATCAACATTAACCACTAGCTTTAAAAAAGAACTTCTTGAAGCTGTGCACAACTTTAAAAACTCAGGTGGAGATACTTTTAAACTAGCTTTATATACAAGCTCAGCTACATTAGGAGCCACTACAACAGCATTTACAACTACAAATGAAGTAAGTGGTACTAATTATTCATCTGGTGGAAACAGTTTAACTAGAGTAGATCCTACTTCTAGTGGTACTACAGGGTTTACTGATTTTGCTGATTTAACTTTTGGAACAGCAACTGTTACAGCTAGAGGTTGTATGATCTACAACTCCTCTGATAGTAATAAGTCTGTAGCTACAATAGACTTTGGTGGTGATAAAACATCAACCGCAGGTGATTTTACAGTAGTTTTTCCAGCAGCAGCAGCCAGTACAGCTATTATTAGAATAGCTTAATCTAGCCTAATATGGCTAATATTACTGGTTGGGGTAGAGGCACTTGGGGTGAAGGTGCTTGGGGAGAACCTGTACCAGTCACACTAACAGCACCTAGTGCGGCAACCGCAACAGTTAGTGCTGTTGCTATTGACGCTGCTGGTAGATTTGGAATTATTGGTGTCTCTGCTACAACAGGAGCACCCACAGCAGGTGTCAACGCTCAAGCCATAGTCGTAGTCGCAGGTGCAGTAGCCACCCTAGGTAGTGTAAGTGTAGATGTAGATGGAGAGGCTAATGTAGTAATATCTGGACTTGCTGGCACATCTGCCCTTGGATCTGTTACCGTACATCATAATGCTAAATTCAGTATAAATGGCGTTTCTACCACTTCAAATCTTGGTACAGCAACTACCATAGCTGATGCAAACACTTCCATAACAGGTTTAGAACTTACAGGATCAGTAGGAAGTGTATTGGTTTGGTCTAGGATAGATGATACACAAACACCAAATTGGGTAGACGTTGCTTAACTTTTATGAAAAAACAATTTATAATAAATTTGAACGGAGATAAACATGGCAACATACGTTAATGATCTTAGGTTAAAAGAAATAGCAACAGGTGACGAATCTGGTACCTGGGGAACATCTACAAATACTAACCTAGAGCTTATTGCAGAAGCATTTAGCTTTGGTACAGAGGCGATAACAACCAACGCTGATACTCACACCACAACTATTGCAGACGGATCAACTGATCCTGGAAGATCTATTTATCTAAAATACACAGGCACGCTTGATTCAGCGTGTACTATTACTATTGGTCCAAACACAGTATCTAAACTTTGGTTTATAGAAAATGCAACATCTGGATCGCAAAACATAATTATTTCACAAGGTAGTGGTGCTAATATAACTATACCTGCTGGAGATACTAAAGCAGTTTATTCAGACGGTGCAGGTTCAGGAGCGGCAATAGTAGATGCTTTTGCTAGTCTAAATGTAGTAGATTTAAAAGTAGAGGATGATTTAACAGTAACAGATGATGTGTCTATAGGTGGAGATGCAACAGTTACAGGTGCTATTGCATCAACAGGAAACATAACAGAAAATTCAAGTCGAGTAGCAACTAATGGTAGGGCTATAGCTTTTGGTTTAATATTCGGATAATATAGGAGACAATTATGGCAACCCCAAATTTAGTAAACGTAACCAGTGTAACCCCATTTACAATCAATGGAGCTGTTACAACCTCTGCTGTAGACGTTATAGATGTAGCATCTGATAAGTGTCATAAAATTAACACTATAGTAATAGCAAATATAGATGGTTCTAGTGCTGCTGATATAACTATACAAATATCAACAGATAATGGATCTAACTATTATGCTATTGCATCTACAGTTTCAGTTCCCGCAGATTCAACGTTGGTGGTCATAGATAAAAACTCTCAATTATACCTAGATGAAACAGATTTGTTGCGAGTACAAGCTAGTGCAAATAGTGATTTAACATACACAATATCTGGTGAAATTTTAGATGATGCGTAAGGGCTTAAGATATGGCTCACTTTGCAGAACTTGATAACGAAAACAAAGTAATACGAGTAGTAGTAATATCCAACGAGGATGTAGATGCTAACGGTGGCGACTTACACCCAGATGCAGAAACTTTTGTAGCTTCTATTGTTCCACACTCAGAAAATGGTGTTGCTTGGAAACAAACTTCTTACCACCATAATTTTAGAAAACAATATGCTGGGAATATTCATTACTACGATCCCGTTAAAGATAAATTTATAGATCAACAACCTTTTTCATCTTGGTCTTTAGACTCAAACGATGACTGGCAAGCACCAGTAACTTTTCCAAATACAGTTGATATAGGTGGTCTTAGAGCTAACGCATCATGGGATGAAGATAATCTAAGATGGATTGGTAGAACGTTTGATCATACTACTGATCCAGTAACAGAAACTGATTACGTTTGGGACGCTACTAATTTACAATGGAACGAGGTTTAATAATATGTCTATTACAAAAAATGAAAGATCACCATTAGTGGGAGCAACACAAACATCAACTTTTGGAGCAGTTGTAACATCTTTTAATTCTAGTGGTAACTTTGTAGCTCCACCTGCAACAACTTCTGTAACTTATCTAGTGGTTGCTGGTGGTGGATCAGGAGGAAGAATCGGCGGAGGCGGAGGAGCAGGCGGTTTTCGTAACTCAACACCAGGAGAATCTTCTGGTGGCGGAGCTTCTGCAGAACCAGCTTTAAGTGTTACCGCAGGTTCAACAATACCTGTTGTAGTTGGAGGAGGTGGACCAGGAACAACTAGCGGTAATGGAAATTGGAGACCAGGGAATGATTCAAGTCTTGGACCTATTGTTTCTGCTGCAGGCGGGAGCGGTGGTAATAGGTTTGCTTACACTACTCCAAGTGGTACTGCTGGCGGTAGTCAGCTTGGACAAGATGGAGGCTCAGGCGGAGGTTCTGGTATTTGGTATAGTGTTGGTAATAAACCTGACGGAAGCGCTGCAGGTGCAGGGACAGCTAATCAAGGTTATCCAGGTGGAGGTGCTAGAAGTCCTGGCTCAAATTATGGTTGTGCTGTAGGTGGTGGTGGAGCAGGTGAAGCTGGTCAAAAAGGTAATCCTGATAATGTTATTGGAGGTAGAGGTGGACAAGGTGTAACATCTTCTATTACAGGTTCACCAGTAGCTTACGCAGATGGCGGTGGCGGAGCAGCAGGTAATAGTGGTCTTACAGCTCCAGATAACAAAGGAGGTGCTCCAGGACCAGGAGGTACTGGAGGAACAGGATATGGAAGTGGGTCTAGTCCTACTTTGCCAGCAACAGATGCAGCTGCCAATAGAGGCGGAGGTGGTGGCGGATCAGCTTATGGTCCTTCTCCTGCTTCTTTTGCAGTTGTCGGTGCAGGTGGTTCAGGATTTGTTGCTGTTAATGATCCAAAAGGTAGTTTAGTAGCATCAAGTGTTTGGAATATAAGAGAGGTCACTAAAATAAAAAAAGCAGGTGGCAACTGGTATTAAGTAAAACCACTAATGGAGTTATATTTTTGTATTAGTTTACAACGTGCAGGTAATACTTTATTAGGCAGTATTCTAAATCAAAATCCTGATATAACCTTTACAGCTAATAGTCCTCTTACTGAAATTATTTACCAACTTGATCTAATAAAAACTAATAACGAAATTCCTCAACAGCAAAATTTTCCGCATCACGATTCTTTAGATAATGTTATTAGAAAAACTTTTTATACTTATTCTGAAACATTTAAAACAAAATATGTTATCAATAGGTGTAATTGGGGTTCAGATGGAAACCTTGAATTATTAGAAAAGTATTTTGATAAAAAAATTAAATTTTTAATTTTGTACAGAAATCCTTTAGAGTGTTTAGCTTCGTTATTAAAAGCGTTTAAAGTTAAAAAAGAAAATATTGAAACAGATGCAGACTATTTTATGCACCCAGAAACAGGTGTTTTAGGAAATGTTATCAAGCAAATTCCTTTAGTACAAAAAAACTATGAACATTTATTTATTACATACGACCAGTTAATTGCTAATCCACAAAGTACAGTTAATAGTATTTATAATTTT